TGGATCGATGCCGTATAGACATCGGCGTATTCACGACCAGTGATCCGATCCTGTTCATATTGGCTCTTCAGATGAGCACTCATGGCGTCCATGAGAGCGTCGAAGACACCGGGACCACCGACAGTTCGGTTGGTCAGTTGAGCCAGATCGATTGGTGCAACGTTGTCATAGAGAGGATTTCCCGTCGAAGGCGGGATTTGGAAATCACTCGCATTAAAATCAATATCTGGGAATGCGAAATCCCCATCCTCCACCAGCTTGTCAAAGACGACTTCAGCTTCGTCGCTTCCACCGCAAGAATTCGAACCGGGAAGGATGGGCATTTCATTTCACCTTATGAACCAGAGAGATCGATCAAGCGCCCATGCCAGCGGCAGCGGCTTGCTTGTTTGCCAGCACCTTGAGTTCTTCAGGCGTCAGAGCCGGAAGTTCTTCAATGGCGAATTCACGAACCCATTTGGTATCGGGAAGGATTTGGCCATTGGCACCTTTCTTGGTGCGGATTTGCTGGAATTGCTTTTCTTTCAGCATGTCCAGAAGCATGTTTTCGACATGCCAGCCATCGACCTGTTCGCCATAGGGAATGTAGCGTTTGATCTCACCCACATAGCGATTCGACACGGTGAAGATTTCACCCGGAAGATCAGCTTTGGCCGGATTCATGTTCGTGATCCGCACACGAACCAGACGAGTTGCATCGAGGAAAAGCTCTTGACGGATTTCCATCAGAGTCTTTTCACGAGCGACTTCAGGAGAGCCTTTGGTTTCTTCTTTCTTTTCAGGTTCGCCATTCATCTTGGCATTGATCTTCTCACGAAGAGCATCGATCCCGATATTGGGCGAATAAGTGACACCCAGAGTGTCAGCTTTCGTCTTCAGGAGAGCCAGTTGATCGACCACAGGGGCAGTCACTTCAGGAGCGACCGGAGGTGCTGAGACGGTCGAAGCAAGAGTTGCCACAGCTTCTTTTTGAGCTTCGGCAGGAGCTTTCGGAGTATCGTTCATTGTTCCATGACCTTTTATGAAGAAGGGGACAGGAAGACTTCTTCCTATCCCCCGGTTTCAGTATCTCACTCAGATCAGAGCGGTGCAACCGTCTTGATCAGAGCAATCCGCTCAGGACGCAGGATCAGGATACCGTAATACCACTTGATGGACGAGAAGCCCGTCTCACCATAGGGGTCATTCCGGTCAGCCGTTTCCTTGCCCGGCATCTTCGTGGTCATGTCGAATTTGGTCGTCTTGCCATCGGTTTGGAAACCAATGGTGGTGAACGACTGATCGCCAATGACCAGCATCGGATACACGTTGTAGCGCGTGCCCGAGCCGCCGTAGGGAGTGCCAGTCCGGTAGCCAAGGTTCGCACCCGTGGCAGTCGCACCTGCACCAGTCCAGTTCAGCATTTCAGGAACGACGATGATCTTGAATGCGTCGAGCATCCCAATTTCGCCGTTCATGATGGTGGCTGCATCCGCGTATTTGTGGACGGGAATGAAAGCCGCATCGCTGAACGAATCGACCATTTTCCGAATGAGCGGGATCAATTCGGAACCGACATACATGATACGACCCGCATTGACAGTTTTCGTATCAATCATGCGCGAACCCGAAATGACTTTCGTCTGCTTCGGAGTGCGGTTGTTGTCGAGAATAATCGACAGCCGCATCAGGTCATCGTAGTCCACGACCGAAGGAGTGGCACCTTCGCCAGTGATCGTGCCATTCGAAGAGGCAGCACCAGCGTAGTGGATCACACCGGCAGCAGCCAGAAGGTCGGCTTGCAGCACGGCTTCGGTCAGTTGCACAGCACCCGACACCATTTCACGGGACATGTGCCCGTAGAGATCGCTGTCCGAATCGAAGTCCAGCGACTCTTTGGTGAATTCGGTGAACATCCCGAATTTGGTGATCGTGCCCGAACGGGTCAGACGAGTGAAACCAACGCGGTTCACACGGCCACCGTTTTCGGTCATCGTCGGTAGTTTGTCGGTGATCCGACCGATGTCCTTGGACGAGCCATAGAGGTTGCCGTAGCCCGGATTGGCACCGGAAGCCCCGGTCAGAACAGCACCAGCAGCGTCGATACCCTGATCGCTGAGGTTGCGGTCATCAAGCAGCGGGACATAGACATAGAACTTGATTTCTTTGCCGAAGTGTTTCGGCATCGAGATCGTGTCAGCCAGCGGCATGAAGTATTGTTCTTTGCGGGATTCGATGATCGCTTTCTTGTGCCAGAAGAAAACGTTCATCTGCGAAGAGCCAGCACCTTCGACAGTCGAAGGAGCGCCATTCGGAGCGTTGTATTGATGAGCCATGTGACCTTTCCCTTAGCTCAGAGCCGGAAATTTCCTGCCTGTTTTTCGAATTCCTCATCGCTCATTGCGAGAGGGTTGAAGTCGGGAGCAGGTTTCGCCGGAGTTGTCCGGGTAGTTCCAGCCGCCCTTGCCGCCTCACCATTGACCGCTGCCGGTTTCGGTTTCGCTGCACGAGTCTCAATCGGTTGACGGGTAGTCGCAGCAGGGGTTGCAGGAACCGTGGGAGTTGCAGGCTTTGCTTCCTGTTTCTTCTGGTTCGTTGGAACACCGTTTGCCATCAGACGCCCATGCTTGTGGAGTTCGTCAGCAACCGTTTTGTAGGCATCGAGAAAAATGGCATCTTCAGGGATGACATTCAGGAGCTTCAATCGATCCACTTCACTGATAACTTGGTCATAAATGCCAGTTTCGCGGTGAGTGTTGATGAGTTCCAGAATTTTGGGTTCTTTGAAAACCCGACCCTGACTTACCTTGTCCCACTGTTTATCGATGATTTGGACGGTTTCTTTGCCGAATGGAGTGGACTGAACGTCTTCCAAGACTTCATTGAAACGCATCTGATCGTCAGAGACAGCGTGGTTGCCCGGTGTATACTTCGTTTCTTCGGACATATCAAGATCAAGTGGATCGATCTGCTTGTCTTTCAGAAACTTTGCGATTGCAGCAGGGTCTTTCTTCTCCAAGTCAATGAACTGCGAAAGCTTCGCTTCGTCCAAAAGACCATTGTTTTCAAGCATTTTCATCAGCTTGAGCGACGGTTTGAGGCTCTGCATCTTGCGGGTGTAATCAACACCCCGTTGCATCAATGCAATAGCTTCTTCAGGCGATTTCACCTGAATTTGCCGACCGCTTGCCTTGAAAGGAGCCATCAGCTTCTCATAGCCAGCCTTGTAGTCCACCGGAGCAGCAGGCGTTTCAGCCTTTGCAGGTTCCTCTGCTTTCGCAGGCTCTTCCTCTTTGGCTTTCTCAGTCTTTTTCTCTTCCGGCTTTTTCAGATCAGCATCAGAAGCATTTAGAGGATTTTCTTCTTCCTCTTTGTCTGCCTTTCCCGAAATCTCTTCCGCGTTTTCAGGTTCTTCAGCTTTCTCTTCAACCACAGTTTCATCAGCATTTCCCGAAACAGTTTCTTCATCGGAACCAGAGGCAACAGTATCCTGTCCCTCAGCATTCGATGGCTGTTCGGCCGGAATTTCCGGGGGCTGGGACATGTTCAGGATGTCGTCATCCGACATTTCCAGCATTGCAGCTTCGTTTGCATCGCTCATGATCAGGCCCCCAGAGAACCGTTATAGTCGGCGTCGAATGGGAGAGCAGGCTCTTCACCACTCGCCCGAGCTTCTGCGGCCATGGCAAGCTCTTCCTGAAGAGCTTCCTTGTTGGCTTCCAGATCGCTCCGAGCCTGACGGCCTTCTTGGACCAATTGCACGAGGAAGCGACGGAATGCACCGATCCCGTGCATGTCCTTCTCAAGCTCACGCAGTTGCTCAGGCGAACCTGAACCAGAGCCGTAGAGGCCCACCATGCGAATTGCTTCAGCTTCCAGATACCCTTTCACCACGATCTCATTGAAATCGGGATTGTCGTAAAGGGCGAGAACTCGGTCTGCCTTTTTCACACGCGCTTCCGCGTATGCGATGCTTGATTCGAGATGTTCGATGCGGTCCATGACTACCTTTTCCTTTTCTTATTGTCCAAGTTTCAGTGCAGGATTCAGTGCCGGGTCTTGTTTTGCGTCATAGTATTTGGATGTGATATTCGTTTGAGGGTCTTTACGCCCTGCATCATCCAATTCACGACCCAACAAATCTGTCGCTTTAGGAGCATAACCCCGTCCAGCAAAATTTGGTTTGTCGTCAGTCATTTGGTTGAACCCAACTGCTGCTTTGACGCTGCCCGGTTTTTCATCTGGTTTCCTGTCCTTGAGAAGTGCCTTGGTCACTTCCAAGTTCTGGTTAGCTTTGCCTTGAGCACCTTGCTTTTGCAACTCCCTTTCATGTTTCGTCCCGGTCTCTTGTTCAACGAAGTCCAGACTTGCCTGATCAGCTTGTGCTTCAGTCAGATCGGTCTTGGCATCATTGAGCGTAACTTTGCTGCGAAGCTCTTCAATTTGGAGCTTCAGAAGCTGGTTTTTCAACTGAGCTTCTTCGACTGCCAGAGGATCAGGCTCAGGTTTGTAGTTTTTCAGCATATGGGCCAGTGCAGGCATACGCTTCAGTTCTGCAATCTGGCTCAGGATCAGGTTCCGTTGACCAATATCCATGTCCGGGCCAATGGTCTGAAGCATGAACCCAAGGTCTTGTGCCTTGGCATTGTCCACTTCAGCCGTCGAAATATCGACTTCCATATCGAATTCGCCAGCAAGGTCTTCACGACGCACTTTGACGAAAGTCTCATTCGTGACCCGAACCACTTCCTCTTCAGAGAGGAATTCTTGGTTCATCATCACGATCTTGGAGCCGAGTTGCTGCACACCCTTTGCCAGACGACGAAGGATCGCCATCTCACGCTTGCTGGCAGCGTCCAGGAGGCCGCGGATACCGGCAGCGACATCACCATAGGCGTTGCCAGACATCCCACCGGAGAACGCTTTAACCCCTGTCAGAGCCTCTGCTTCTTGGTTCTGAAGGTTCAGCATCAGCATGGCTGACTGCGGTATTTCTGGGAATCGATGTTCAACTACACCCTGATTGGGGTGATTGATTACCGAGTTGTATTCATAATCCAACCCAGCATCGAAACGCTTTTTGTTGATGGCATCCAGCATACCTTTTGCTGTGCCTGTTTGACCATTGGCCGAACGAGCCATCAGATCAATCATACCCCGAGTAACAGCACCCAGAATACGCTGATTGTCTTCCAGCAATTCAGCATCGGTTTCCCCGAATAGCGAACGCTTGATCGGCATGTAGGGAACCAGAACGAAAGGAGCCTTCCGATCAGGGAAGGGGTTCTTTTCGAGCCGGATCAGGGTGTCGCCAACCCAAGTTGCGACGATGGGAACAAGCTTGTCGTTCCCTTCCACATCCCACAGGCCCCAATACTCATAGGCCACGATACGCTTCCGAGCTTCATCATTGAATTGGAAGCTCTCAGGAGTGTTCGTTTCGTGGTCAGGAGATGCCAGCACACCAGCACTTTGAAAGTTCACATTCTTAAGGTTCTTGTAGCGGCCATCTTTCTTCAGATCAGCTTTCGAGGTTTCGAAAGACATGATGATGAAACGAGCTTTGTCGATGTCACCTTCACAGGAAGGATCAATGAAAATGTTGTGAGGATTGACCAACACTACTGTCGGTTCATTCTTCAGAATCTTTTCTTCTTCGATTTCTTCAGTCTGATCGGTTTCGAAAACAACAGTGGCAACACCAGTTTCTTCAAAATACTCGACAGATTTCTGAAGCAGTTCAGGAAGATTTTTGAATTCATTGTAATTTTGCTCTTTCAGTTGGAACGCTTGTTCAAACTGTTGAGCTTCTTCTTGGCTGTCAATTTCCATGTAGGAATAGACAGGGACGGTCTTTTTGACCATCTCGACTTCACGGCACCAGCCAACACGAATGATCGACGTGCCTTCATCGACAGTCGTGCGAACGAATTCATCAATGAAGCGAACACTGTTCAACTTCGTTCTGAATTGCCAGTTCAACACCAGTTCGTTTTGACGAGCACCTTCAGTATCTTCCCAAGTCGTTGGGGAGATTTTGAACAGCTTGTTCGAAGAAAGGAAAGGCTCAGTCAAAGCCGAATAGCGCCATTCATTCTGGCGACGGATCAGCTTTGGCTGAACAGACGAACGACCCAAGATTTTCTTGGGACGTGCTGAACCAGTGACATCACGAAGGTTAGCCCATTCTTTGATTTTTCCCATATGGGAGCTTTGACTCATCTGGGCTGCCAGATAATCCTGCTTCAGATCACGAATGCTCGGAGGCTTACTCCAATCAGTAAGCTTCGGGTCTTCCCTGCCCTCGTATTCGGTCACATCGTTCATCGCATTCATTCCCCGATAAGCTCACGGTCCAACGTGATCTGTTCACCCAAAGCCTTCAAGTCTCGTTGGCACTGTCCAAGAGCAACCCGGAACTCTGCAACCACTTCTCTGCCTTCTGCAAGAGAGGCGTCCAGTTTCGCTGCGTGATCTGCGAGACGGTCGCGCTCACTGGTGCTGGCTTCGGACCAGACACGATAACGGGCTGCACGTTCGTTGGACGTGCGCAGCCAGTCACCATAATCAGAGCGGACAGTAGCAAGAGCTTCTTCATATTGTGCCTCAGCTTCCCGTAGCTTGGCTTCAAGAGCCGAAGTTTGGACCTTATGGGCCGTTTCTTTTGCCCTGTTATCTTGCTCGACTTTGAGAGCCGCAGCAAGAAGAGTTGCACGCTCTCGATCCCATTGCTGCTGGATACTTGCAGCACCTTTCTTGTAGCCCCATGTGGAAACTCCCCCCAGCACGGATGCTGAGAGAAGCAAAACGAGGCCGATTTTTACCGGCGTAGAGATCATGGCAGCCAATCCTCGTCTTTTACTTTGAATCCGGGACACAGCTTGTTGGCGTAGTCATTGTGCCCCGTGACCCATTTGATTCCGGGAATTTCTTTGATCTTCTTCCGAACTGCTTGCCGTTGCATTTCAGTGAAGAAATCTTCGAATTTCCCCATCTTTAGAATCTCTTGGCTTTCAATCATCAGGAAGCCAATCGAACCCCGGTTCCGTTCGACCACATGAGCACCTTGGGTCGTATACGGACGGCCTTCAAGGAACTGACCAGATGGCATGAACAGCCCATGGTATCCAAAACCATTGAACTTTCGTGCCCGATGCCACACATCGATTTCTGCTTTGATCTGAACAGCATTCATTTTTGAAAACTGTTTCAGTTGTGCTTGATTCAAAGCAGCGCAATGAAGAATGACTTCATTGACATTGTATTTTCCGCTTTGGATGATACCCATTACTGTTTCTCCCGAATGATCATCCGAAGTTTCTTCGGATAGAATGCTGCGGTAAAGATATTGTAAGCTCCCCGATCTTCATCGGGAATCATGAGCCAGAAGCCATACATCAGCCGAAGGCCAGCAACCCCCATGATCACATGGAACACGATGTTCGGCCAAGTCGAAGGATCGATACTGTTGATGACAGCATAGAATTCATCCTTGCCCATCAGAAAAGGCAGGATGTCCCAGAATAGGCCCCGAAAGATTGCCGCAGAGATGATCCAGAAGACACCCGCCATGATGTGGTAGATACCCGTTCCTCCAAGTGCCAGAGCCGAGCGTCTGAACGCGATCAGCACCAACAACATGATGATTGCCCACAGGACAACCGATACTTCCAAAATCAGCACAATCACGATTTCTGCTCCTTAAGCTCGCGTTTCATCGCTCTTTCGATGGCAGCATACAAGTCTGCTTGCTTTGATGCCAGAGCAGAAAATACAGCGTCGTTTTGTTCTTTCATGTTAACGATTTCCGCTGCTTTGTCGGTCGATTTTTTCGTCTTCCAGTTGAAGATGTTAAGCACGACGAAGACCCTCCACTACGCCCTTCAGAGCGTTCAGTGTGCCATCCAAGTCCCGAGCCAACGAGATGATCTTGTCGTTGCTTTCCTTCATGTCCTGAAGCCGAGCATCCTGAATGGTATTGAGGCGCTTCCAGAGCGCCCCAATTGTGATGATAAAAAGGATGCAAACAATTCCGAGAATTCCATACTCGGAGAGTTTGCTGATTTCCTGAATTTGTTCAGGCATTGCTTTGCTCCTTACGCTGGCAGAGCGGTAAAGAACCCGCCTTGCAAACCGGCAAAGTCATCAACAGTGAAACGAAGACCCGTTGCGGGGTTTTCTTGCCAGATCGTGAGCAATCGGTTTCCATCATCGAATTGCTCATCAGGCGTATCGTAGTTCACGTCAGCGATACGAAGCTGGCCTTTCAGTTCCAGCAACGTGCCGTTCTTCAGGTAACGTCCTGACTGGACAATGCCCCGGATGCCCAAAGGTTCCTCTGGCCCGGTGTAGGGCTGAAAGCCCCCGGTGATCCGTGCTCCGGGATCGGAGGTCACGACACCATCAGTCAGCGTGCCGTTTGCCAGAGCACCCCAAAAACCGCTGTCAAACGTGTTCAGACCCGGCAGAGAAGGATCAGGCCGCTTCGAATGAAGCCGCATCCCAATCGTTGGTTCATTGCCTTCAATGGCAATGATTTCCGAGAAGTAGTTGGTAGATGCACTGAAACCACCCATAAGAATGGATTCTGGCATCACCCAAGTTGCAGTCGTTTTTGCAACAGAAATCAGGTTTCCGTTGACATAGCATTCAACATTTCGAATTGAACCTGTCTGAAACATGTGAATGTCAATATCACACAAAACATTTCGAGTGATCAGTGAAGTCACATCCAGATCGGTATTTCCCGAAGACAGAACAACAGTTCCGTTTCCACAACCCAATCCGCCAAGGAAGTTGTTGCTGGCATCGTAGAAACCAAAGATCGGTCCACCATTTGTGCCACTCGCAAGAGAAGCACCAAGCAAGACTTTGCCATGAAGCCAAACCTCAGTTCCGACCATTGCTTTGAAAAACCTTCCCAAAGCTCTGTCCGAAAAAGAGGTTTTGGAAATCGCACCTTCCACATAATCTTCATCAAACGTTGCTCCGGTCCTAACCAGAGCACTCACGTTCACGAATTCGTAAGGTGCTGCCCCACTGAATAGGATGCTCATCCTGTTTCCTTTTGTCTGGATTGGGTCTCTCAGATGCTTGAACAGTGTGCTCAACCTATGAGGTTGTAGGCTCCTGTGTGCAGCTTACATGAGTTCCCCTAATCCATAACACTTCATCCTTGTTCTGTCAAACTCATCACATTCTGATGATTAGTATTTCTCATCTATTAAAACAGGACCAAACCACCAACCACCATAATTAGCACCACCAAATGTAATATCGTCAGCCGCATCCCCATAAGCGTATCTAGCATCACAACCAGCGGGTATAGGAGCTACGTTTATGAAGTTTGTGCTTTGGTGATGAGAAAAGATCATAGATTTTGCTGGATTGAATATGTTTGTAGGAACATCATCACTAAAATAGATTTTATTCCCATCAGTTCCAGTATTTGGAAGACCTCCAAAAGTCAATTGATAAGGTGTTCCATCAAAATCCAAAGAGCTATTGCTTACCCCATTTCCAATAAAACATTTAGACATGTTTGCCATATATCCCAAACGGACATAAGGTCTCGTTGGGACAAAAAAGCCACTATTCAACCGACTACGCACAGTGTAGTTGTTCCAACCATTGCCCAAATAAGTATTAGCGTATTTGTTTATTTCTTTCCAGTTTCCTCCAGTATACATTTCGATTTTTGTAACGCCATAGACACCACCCCTACTTACACTAGGGCTGCCACCCAAAGTATTTGAATAATCTCCACTATAATATGTAGAACCTGCATAATAATTTGTAGGAACGCTGGCCATAATATTGTTTACTGTTCCGGGAGGCACATACATGGACAGCATTATTTGTCCCAAACCATTATAGCTTAGTGTTACCTCATCAGAAACTACAGAAGTTCCTCCGGGAATTATAACCGAAGGACTTCCACCAAAAAAAACTTGAGTAGGGGCTACGCTAAAAACCGAATCTCGACCTTCACCAGCATAAACTTTGCTGTATTCAATATTTCCTTCTGCATGTGCACTAAAAGTAAATCTAAATTTGGTAGCATTTGCTAACAGGTAGCCACGGTCAAACCACGAACGAGCTGTGTATCCTTGCCAGTTATTTGAAAAATCATTCGTTGCCAAATTGTAAACAGTTTCCCATGCTTCCGGTATTCCCGAAAGCAGTCGAAATCCTGAAGCAATAGGACCAATTTGGTGAGTGATCATGTCGTGATGTCCCCAGCAAGCCTATAAACGTTAGTGCCAATAGGAATAAGTGTTGCCATTGATTGTTGTGCTCGCAGTTTCAATGCTCCACCGGGAGAACGAATCGTTACACTTGCTCCTGCAACAATAGTCGTTTGACCCACACCACCTTGAGAAATGGCAAGCGGTTCAATACCAGTTAAACCTGCGTTTACTGTAAAAGTATTTGCAGTTGCTACATCCATTTCAATTTCTTTGTTTCCACTAAAATCACCAGTTACTGCAACATAGTTAGCAGTTTTAACTGATCTGCTGAAAGCAGGGAAACTGGTTCCCGGAGCACCAATCAAAGAAGTGCCAGCAGGCCAAGTGCCGCCAGCTTTAGGACCATAAATCATATGGGTAGTGGTGCGAATGTAGAAATCGCCATTGTTGCCTTCAGTTGTGGGAGCAACAGTTCCATAAAGAACTGTATTCCCATCAACCCCATCACTTCCGGGTCCACCCACGAGAGACGCCAACCAAGCAGCTTGATCGCCTACAAAGCCATTGGCAACTGCGACCTCATAAGCAGAAGCACCATCTGCCCCATCCTCACCATCATCGCCATCTGCACCTACAAGAGACGCAAGCCAAGCTGTCACATCCCCAACAAAGCCATTTGCCACAGCTACGTCATAGGCTGAGGTGCCTGCGTCACCATCCACCCCGTCAGTGCCATCCACACCATCGGTGCCATCAGTCCCCGGAGCACCCACCAGTGAGGCCAGCCAAGCAGCTTCAGTGCCCACAAACCCATTGTTCAGAGCAATCTGATAAGCCGACAGACCGTCATTTCCATCTGTCCCATCGATCCCGTCAGTTCCGTCCGTCCCATCTGTTCCATCCGTTCCGGGGGAACCAATGAGAGAAACAAGCCATTCAGAAAGAGTTCCGACAAAACCATTCTCAACAGCAAGCTCATATGCTGATTTACCAGCAGCACCGTCTTCTCCGTCATTCCCATCATCACCTTGGGGACCGATCAGAGAGATGAGCCATGCAGCTTCGTCCCCAACAAAACCGTTTTCCACTGCCACTTCATATGCAGATTTTCCGGCCGGACCTTCTGGTCCCGGTTCATCTGGATCAAACAGAGCAAGCTTTTCTTTTTCTGCATCGGTGAAAACATTCGTGTTTTCATTTGATTCGTATTTTACTTTGATGCTTTCCGGTGTCTCCATACCACCGGCAGAAGCTTGGGGCACATATTTCACGCTGTTGGCGTCCCAGATATAGGACATGATGTCCGCACCCGGACCAGCATCGACGTAAGCGAACGACCCTTCAGGCGGAGCCGGATGGGCTGATTGCAGACCAGTCAAGGTCGGGTAGACACCCAAGAAGCGAGACGAAGACAAACCGTTCAGTTTTGCTTTCTCTGCATCAGTGAAAGCATTCGTATTCAAATTCGATTCGTATGCTGCTTTGATTTCAGCAGCAGACATATCAGCAGTGGCATCATTCTCGATGTCTGCAAGCTTGTTCTTTTCAGCATTCGTAAAAGCATTGGTATCATCATTGCTTTCATAAAGCTCTTTGATTGCCTCTGGGGAAATCAGTTCAACCCATTGACCAAGAGTTTCATTGAAACGAAGCAGATGATTGTTCTCATTGTTGAAAATGATGAACCCATGCTCAGGCGAAATGTAAGCCCAGATGTCCACATCCCACACAGCCATGTGATTGTAGAAAGGGGAACCAGAGTCCACCAGAATGTATCGTTCCCCGTTTTCAGGATCGATCGGTAGCTCTTCCACGATTCCGCTGACCCGAGCTTGGACCATGAAGGAGAGTCGCCACATGTTCTCATCCATGCCGGTTTTCCAACCAGCTTCACCCAAGGCCCAATAGGCACGGAGATTGAGGCCGGGAATGTCTCTTGCGGGCATGTCAGTCTCCGTAGCTTTCGCCGTAAAGGTATCCGTAACCGTCGAGTTCGGTTTCTTGGATCATGGTATGGAAATCCAGCACAGAAGCCAAGATGCCTCTGAAGCCCAGAACGATGTGTTGCATTGACCAAAACACGTTGAAATCGGTCTCACCAATCAACGTATGGTTCAGCACATAACTGATATTGAAGTTTTCTTCTTGAACACCCGAAAGGATATTCAAAGCAGAATTCATGGGAGCCATTTTTCCCAAATTCAAACCAGTCAGGTAATGTCGATGTGCTCTCAATAGCGTAAGGGGGGCATAGCCCCCCAAAGCTGTTGATCCTAGCAAGACAGCAAGTATGCCGTGGATGCTCACGAACCGCTCCCATTTTTGAATGGCGTCGTCCGAACCGGGAACCCTGCCATTGAGTAGCGTGCGACCCCTTTGGTCAGACGGAAGTTGTCCATCTTGAAGCGACCATACCAACCGCTTTCCGGGTTGGGAAGCCAGAGAGGATCACCATTGCAGCCGATATTCAAAGGCATCCCACAGTCTTGGAAAGCTGCCCCACCGGGAAGAACCAGAGTTCCAAGCAGCCTGCCGTTGATAAACAGGCCCATCGTATTGCCCGAACGCTGCCAGCACAGATGCCGACGAGCACCATTGAGCAAGAGGTTCTTGATCCCGGTCGGGAGCACGATGTTCCAGACACGAGGCTCAGTGTCCCCAACCAAAGTGTAGGTCATCTGCAAAGTTTGGTCAGCCAACCGAAGCATGAAGCTCCTATCTTCGATGTCCACACCGTCTTTGGCAAACAGCGTCATATTGGTTTGCAAACCATTTCCACGGAAAAACATTTCCATGGAGAAATTTGCACTTCCAAGACGAATGCTGGGATTGTCGTAAATGGTGATATATCCAGTCGTGCCATTCAATGCATACGACCGAATCCATCCTTTGGTATCCCTGTTTTCGGTCGTCAAACCGATAGGAGAAAGGAAAACTTGGTTTTCCACATTCGACCGATCAATCAGGTTGACCGAGTTTCCGAGAAGCAGACTGACATTGGTGAAGCTGGCATCAAAGTCAGTCACCTCACCAGTCAGGAACGGGAAGTCATCTTCCAGTCCCATCATGGCAGACGACACAGCCAAGTGACGCTCAAGCTCCGTGGCGAACTGGTGCATCGACAGGTAGACCGGAATGTCCGCAGGCATCTCAAGCTTCTGCACAGTGCCCCAGAACGGGAACGAACCGTTTACCAGATCGTTCACCTTGCCATAATCAGTCCGCAGCCAAGCAAGGTAAGGGTTCTGGTTGTTCGAAGTGTATTCCCGAGCATTCGGCCCGAAGATATTGAATACCCGAGCACCTTCACGAAGCAGATCAGCAATTGCCGTGTATTCCGTTTCGATATGCTGAACCCAATCAGCCATCTTGTAAGCATTCGAAATACCCACCGGATCAGCAATCGAGATTGCTGCACCATAGAACGCGCTTGCCAAAGGCGTTTCCAGCCCCGCAATGAACGAATTCATCTTTGCGGTGAATACTGCATGATCACCTGAACCAAGGAGAGAAGAGATCATTACCGCCACGTCTTCATAAGCACCATGCAAAAGCAGGGTCAGAAGATCACGGTAGGAGACGAGATCACCATCTTGGAGATCAGACAGGTTGTCAGTCAAACCAGTCCGGTAAGCACTCAGGTAAACCCGATCCTTCATGTCGATGTAAGGCATCTGCTCATCGATCACGATTGCAGCAATGATCAGGTTCTTCAGCGAATGGACCGAAGACAACATGGTTGTATTGCCAGTCATGTCGTAAAGGATCGTCCCATTCATGAGACGAGCAACACCCCTAAAGCTGCCCGATCCGGGGAATTCCATGGTCGTAATCGGGGGCAGAGGCGTCACAGCCCCAGATTGCTGAACAGCACCCATCAGCAACCAGTTGTCCGAACTGACTTTCTTCAGCACACAGCCTTTGGGTTTGGCTTCGATATTGAAAGCCAACGGGCCTTCAAACCCATTCACCCGAACACCCATAGGCACTTTCACCAAGAACGGATCGTCTTTGATGAACGTTGCTTCGAAATGGTCTTGGTAATTACCCACATATTGACGTTTCAGATCGAGGCTTTCAAAGCCATCGCTGATATGCACGATCCGGTTGAACTGCGAGGTGTTCACGTCGAGGGGCTGCACATCGGTTGGCTCACCCAGAGCCATCGCAGCAAGCACCTGTGCGTGCTGCTGCACCCAAACCCCATTCCGGCGCGTGTAGGGCTGGTTGTCAAAGGGAGCGTCACCCACACCACCACCGGCCAGCACAAGCCAGCTTTGGGCCGTATGACGAAGGATGTGGATGCTCGATCCCGGCCCAAACACACGGCTGCCTGGACCCGGAACGTTGTCTACGGTCACACCCGCAGGCCAAAGCAAATTCAGAGGCATCGTCCGTTGACCATCTTGGACGAGGTAGACCTCTTCCATCCGATCAAACGCTTCTGCTTCCGGCAGAACGATATTGTTCAGACCATTCTGAATACGGATGATATTCCGATCACCAGTATAGGTAATGACACCTTGTCCCGGAATCAAAGGCGTGTAAATCAAACTGCCTTGAGTCAGAAGAATCGGGTCTTCAGTGAGTTCTTGAGGAACAGCAACGAAAAGACCATCTTCACGAAGTTCAACGATATTCCCATCTTCAAGGGAAATTCGAGTGCCCACATTGAATTGACGGAAACCATCAGAGGTTTCAGTTTCTTCAACCAAGATGCTGTCATCAGCAGCTTCGACAACAGTATTTTCCCGATAGATGATTGCCGGAGCAAACAACCCATCGGGACGCTGTTGAATAGAATTTCCTGCATCAGCCGAGACCATTGCTCGGACATTCCGATCACCGGGTTTGCATTCCTGTTCAGGAGTAACAGGATCACAAGCCGGTTGAGTGTTCAAAGGAACATAAGGTTTCCGAGCCATGATGTCTCTCTCTTATCCGGGAGTCTGCATGTAGGTGATGATCACATGAAACGGCCGATTTCCATAGGTCGTTGCTTCTTCACCGATGCTCATCCGCAGATACGTCGCATCACACCAGATTTTGGCATTCACTCCATCAGCAGTGAGAGCTTCGACTTTCCCATCACTGGTAATGATCGTGCCGGTAATCGAAACGATCCGAGACATGCTCAGTTCATGTTCCCAGATATTCGATGCACCAATCACAGGGCTGTTGTCGTTCAGGTAAAGTTGCTTGGTCGCAATCCCACGTTCACCCAATCGGGTAAAGCCAGTGAAATTGGCACCCGCAAGCGGTGCGTAGTCCAGAACCAGAGATGCCAGGAGACCCGACAGGTCTTCAAGCGTGGTCTCATTGTCCTGAAGCCAAGTCAGGAAGTCTGGGTTCTCAATGAAAGCTTCCAGAGCATCCTTGGTCGCAGAGAAATCGTAGACAGCCTGCATGTTGTCCGACAGGTGTTTCACCTTGTCGATAGCATCTGCCACGATCTTCACGCTGTCATAGGCCGTGCCGATGAATTTATCGACCAAGCCTGCTTCGTTGTTGTAGGGGTTCATAGCCGTTCGCATCACACAAATCCTTTCGCT